CTTCTGCTAGGAAGGCTTCCGCGTTGAAGAAATTTTATGACGCGGAAGAGGTGTGTCGAACATATAACCGTTCTGGTTACATGTCCATCGTCTCGCCTGAAAACGAAGAAATGTTGCGTGTGTTTACACACGCGCGACAATTCTTGCTTCGTCTCCTCGGAAATATTCTCCCGGAGAGCAGCGAATTAAGGCATTGGTCCCGCCATGGTCCAGGAGCAAACCTCGATACAACAGGTGGCCGTGTAAGTCTATACGATAAGTATAGCAATTGGCCATACTCTTGTACGAGCGATGCCTTCTGGCACGCCCGTTCGGCGATACAAAGCGACGAGCGGTGGATAGGAGCCCTGGAAGATAGCTATCGGGAAGCTTATTGCATCCCAAAGTATGCTATCCTCAACCAGGAAGTCTTCTGGAACACCGTTATTCGCAATGTGGACACGAATCGGATCGCATTTGTGCCCAAGAACGCTCATACTGATCGTTCTATCGCAATTGAGCCTGCAATGAACCTTTATTTGCAGCTTGGAGTCGACGGATTCATTCGCCGCCGTTTAAAACGGTGGGGTGTGGACCTTGACGACCAAACTAAGAATCAAAGGTTCGCAGGGCAAGGTTCCAAGGAGTGGATGGGTTCCGACCCATTCTGCACCCTTGATCTTGCTGCGGCTTCCGATACAGTCTCAATTTCACTGTGTCGGACACTCTTACCGCCTCAATGGTTTAACTACCTCATGGACCTTCGCTCCCCCAGAGGGGTTGTCGAGGGTGTTGAGATCGAGTATGAAAAGATCTCATCAATGGGCAATGGTTTTACCTTTGCGCTTGAGTCAGCTATATTTGCTGCGCTTGCTTATGCAGCGATAAAAGAGACTCAAGGACAAGCAACGAAACACGATTTCGCTATTTTTGGCGACGATATCGTCGTGCGTAGTAGCGTCGTGCCTCTGCTTGTCAAGGCATTGAACCAATCGGGCTTTTCTATTAATGAGGAGAAATCCTTCATTAGTGGACCCTTCCGCGAATCTTGCGGAGCTGATTGGTTCTGTGGGCAGCCTGTACGTCCAGTGTTTCTCACCGAGAGTCCAGAAACG